TTGCACCTGCTGGCGTTGGTCGCTTGTTAGGGTCTTTCCAAAAGTCGCTTACCGCGTTGTAACGGGCATCGTTGACCGTTGGTGCATGTGTCGGAGCAGGAACGGTTGACCAGTATTCTTGACTCATGAGAATCCTTGGATTAGAGAGTTACACCGAATCTTGCTAAAAGCCACGCTTCCGCCGCAGTCGAAGTGCCAGCAGTGACTGCATCAGCGGAAACAACCATGATCCCTTGCACACGATGGGTAGATTGCGTTGGAGCCCCAGTGGCAAACAGTATTCTGTCTAGCTGCCAGTTGTGACTAGTGATTGACCTTGCGACCTCGCTGGTGCCAGTGGCAGCAAACCACATGTTGTTACTTGCGTCACGTCTGATACGCAGCAATCGTACGCCTGTCGTCGTAATAGCCAGCGACTGGTTGTAGCTTGTATCAGGGTTGAACGCTCGCATACCTGACGCATTGATACCACAGATAGCACCACCAAAAGGAGCTACACTACCAGCGAGCGTAGTAACACTGGTGACTGAGCCTGTGCATTTCACCACAGCCCAAACAGTGTACGCACCGGATAGCGAGATAGTTGCTGGCAATTGCAATCGATCATCAGTCCCATCACCCTGCAACCCATCTGTCCTCCACGTTGGACGAAGTGCACCTGTCTCCTGCCGTAGCAATCCATCGCCAAGGCTTGCACCCCAGCCTGTTGGTAAGCGTAGAGTTCGCACTGCTTGCCCGTCTGTAGCAAGCGTCAGCCCATTGGCGTCAGTGCAACCATTTGCGAAGTCAATCAGCAGCAACGAGTTGGCGATGGTTGGGTAGGGGTTACCCATCGCCCTCGCCGCAACCAATGGTATCCCCAACCCAAGACCAATCATTTCAGCCCCACGATGTTGGTGTTCGGAGTGGTGACGGTCGTGCCTGTGTTCCAAACCAGAGAGCAGGCAACAGGGAGAATGCCAACAGGCACATTGGTGAAAGTCGGCGTGGTGCCATCCGGGCAAGTCACTTTCACGTTGCCAGTTACCCCAATCCACAGCGCTCGGAATGGTCCATTTGCGTCAGCCCCGCTATCGGCAACAGTCACCGCCGAAGCACCAAGAGCCACCGAAGTCAGCCCCGGCGAATCAAGCAGCCGCTTTAAGTCGTTTAGTGCCAAGCCCATAGGGAAAATCTCCAAGAATTTCCAAAATAGTTGCGAAAAGCCGTTTTCGTGCGGTTTTCTTCCGCACGGTTAGGCGTTGATTTCGGCCATGCTCAGTTCGATCTCTCGGCATCGCATCATGATCTCGGAGCGAGTGACGACATCCACCTTGCAACGGTCGATGATCGCTTGCATCTCGTCGGCATCGTGTTTGTTGATGCTGCGATAACAGCGAACGCCTGATGAGGTCGCGCTGTAGGCGGGAAAGGTCACTGGTCCCACGTCGTAGACTTGCAACTCAGTGAGGTTGCGAATGTAAACAGTGGGCCCATCGTCCATCCGGACCTTGTTCACCTGTTCGCCACCCTCGGCAATGGTGAAGCTGAACGAGGAGCCATCGAGATCGCCTCGGCGAAGCTCCTTGATGGTGTCATGCCCAGCCTGGGTATCGGGTGGCTCGATCTCATACCGAAGGCCAACCGCATCGACTGACAGCCGCATGGTATTGGACTTGCTTCGACCAAGCAGCAAGTTGGGGTCGTGGTTCTTCAGCCCCCGAATGTCGTCTTCTCGGATGGCGCGATCAAAAGCAGTCGGAGCAATTCGCTCAACGATGTTATCCCACAGCCAATACTCAGTGCCGGGCTGGCCTTCGCGGTAGAAGACGGCACCGTAGCCAACAATCAATGGCATCTGGCCATTGCTTCGCTCTTGCAAGCGGACGGGTTGCACAGAGGCAGGCACAAAGGAGCGGAGCACTTTAGGATTCATCGGCATTGTCTCCGTCTTCTGGCTTAGGTGGCTCAGGTGGCTGCTGTTCGTCAGGCCTTGGCTCTTCCTGCTTGGGATCGTTCCCCGAAACCTGGGCAGTATTTTCGAGAACATCCCCGCCAGGTAATGGAGGCTCGTTTTCATCGGCTCGAATCTCGTTGGTAGTGCGAAGCTTGTTCTGCTTGGCGATGGCATGAGCTTGGTAGCGGCTGGTCATGTCAGTTTGAGCGAATGTCTTACGGTTGAACTCGATCACATGCGTGTCGTTTTCCTTCTCGTCATCGCTCAAAAGTTTGTCCATGCACTCCTCTTCAAACTTCACCAGCCAGACATCAAGAGCCTGATCGAGATAGTTTTGGTTGTCGGCATAGACCGAGTTGTACCCCTGCCCTGTGGGGTCACCGAGTTTGCGAGCAGGAACACCGGTGAGAGCAGAGGTCATGCGGACGTTGAACATCTGCATTTCGGACATCTGCGAATCTCGGGCTGACTGACTCAGCACGTTGGCTCTGGTGCCTTGCTGCAAGATCGCAGTGCGATGCATATTCTCAAGACCAGACTGCATCTCTTCCCATTGCTTGCGTAACTGCTTGATGACCTTGGGTGTCATCTTGCCGGGTGCTTCGAGCACTACCGAAGGGACAGCACCGCGACGATAGAACCGGGTTGCGAACTTGCGGGAAGCAATACCAAGCCCCAGCGTTTCCTTGCCGATCTCACGCCAACCGACACCGCACAGCCCATCCCATGAGATGTTCTTGAGGTGAATTACATCCTTGGCAGGCAGTTTTCGCCACTCGCCAGAATCCAACTGGTGGCAGTAGTACAACTCACCGTTTACTCGTACCGGCCAAGTGCGCTCTGGATCAAGCAGCAGAATCTCGACAGGTTCGCCACCAACGCGAGAGATGTAGCTGTACCCATTGCCCTTATCGGTTGCATGCAGCATCATGGTTTCCTTCCATGTCGCTGCAGTCATGTACTTGTTGGGCTTCCGGAAGAGAAGCCTGTAGGCTGGATGCTCTTTGTCCTTCTCTTTTCCCTCACCATAACTCTCAACGATTCGCTTGTAGATCACCAATCGACGGCGCCCTGTATCGCCACCAAGCAGAGACACAGCCCGATAGTATGGAGAGTAACCAAGAGCCAGCTTGCGAGTGATCTTTAAACCGGTGTCGCTTCGGCTACCGTCGCCGAACCAACTGGAAACAGAGTTCTCGCCGTCATCAAAATCGGGATCGAGTGGTGTGCGTGGGTCTTCAAGGCCAGATGCACGAACCGTTGGCACCATAGCGTAGTGAGTTGACAGGGATCGTCCGAAATCCATCGTCATATGACTTCCAGCTTGAACCCTGAATTGCGGGAGTGGTCGTTTCTTGGGCCATTGGTGTTGTTGCGTTCCAGCCAGCGCGCAACGCAATTGATCGTGGCCATGATGCCATCGATTTTACCTGTTGACCTTTTCTTGCTCGGCCTGATGTTCCCGCTCTCGTCTTCCTTCCACGCCAGGTTCATCGCATTCCATTCGAGAACAGGATGGCCACCATGGCGCAACTTCTTATCGAGTACCATTCCCTCAAACTCTTTCGTCGGGTGAGCCAGTGCCCTGATCGTTTGCGGAATTGACCACACAGTGAAGCCATCGTCTTCGAGCTGCGTCATGAACTGGGTGGCATTCCACGAATCACCTGCAATCTCTTCCACTCTCGCACGTTTGGCGATGTCTCGAATCTCTCGACGAACGTACTTGTAGCGAACGATGTTGCCCGGAGTGGTCTTGATGTACCCAGCCTTCACCCATTGCATGAGAAGGTCACGATTGGCTATCTCTCGCTCAGTGATCGAGTCTTCGGGAATCCAGAAATGGGGAATGAGTTCAAAGAAACCACCCTTCGCCGGGTAGAATTCCACCAATGCAGTGAGATCCACCCGGCTGGAAAGGTCAAATCCCAGCCAGCACCGGGCCTTTTTCTTTGGATTCAGGGCGATAATGGGCTTCGTATCGCATGCTTTCCACGCCATTTCGCTGATCGCTTTGTCACTTTCGCCCGTCCAAACACCCAATCTTAGCCGCATAAAGGCAGCTTTTACCCGTCCTGATGACCTCGCTTTGTTCGCCAATCGCCTCATATCGTCGATTTTTACGCTGATATTGAGGTTCGGATTGGCTTTCTCCCATACCTTTTCGTCAAAGATGTCGTCGCCTTCGTCAATGCAGTAGATGAATGCAGCGAACGTATCGTCGATCGGTTCGCCCTTGGCTGCCGACTTCAGCACTTCGATGGCATACTGGCGAGTTTCCCAGCAGATGCCCTCACGCCGCTTGCCTGCAGTGGTAATAGACCACAGGAGAGGCTGGCGACGTGCGCCCATTGCGGTTTCGATGATGTCCTTGAGTTCGCCGGTGGGGTGTGCATGTAGTTCGTCGATCAAACCGCCGCTGACGTTCAAACCGTCAAGCGTTTCGCTATCGCTACTCAGTGGCTCAAACTTGCTGAACGTGTCGAGCACATGCAGGTTGTCCTTCATCGACTTAATGCGATGGCGAAGACCTGGGGATCGCTTCACCATCTGATCAGCAGCCTGGTGCAGTAGCCTTGCCTGGTCCAGTTTGGTGGCAGCGCAGAAGACACGTGCGCCTTCCTCTTTGTCAGAGTCGAGAAGGTACAGTCCGATCACTGCAAGCTTGGTCGTCTTGGCGTTCTTGCGGGCCTTTTCTTCGTAGACCTCGCGATACCGTCGCTGGCCTTCGTCGTCGATCCAGCCAAACACCACCCAGCACATGAACTGATCGGATGGCGATAGATCAATGGGCTGCCCGGCCCACTCGCCCTCGGTGTGTTTGCAGTATCGAGCGAATTTGATTACCCGGTC